CGTGCTAAGTATCTGGATAATGAGGGTGGGGTTTATATAAACAACATCGGTTATCTGTGCCATAAGATCAATCCTAATCGTAAGATATATCTAAATAAGCTTACCGGTACTATTAACAGACGTGGAACTGGTGGATATTCTTATGTCCATACGTGTATTGATTTTATGCCTCGGAACAAGTATTTCCATCTCTATATTTCTCCGGCGTTGAATAAGGAATGTAGGTTGGCTATGGAATCAGGTAGGAGATATAAGTTTTTGTACCGGGAGGTTGAGTCGGAGAGTAAGGTATTTGGAGTTAAATGGGTTTATAAGCTGTAGAAGTTTTTGTGATCCAGTTAGCCCGTGAGGGTAGACTGGATTTTTTTTGTATCACGGATTCAAATACATATCTTTGTGCAAAAGACTTAAATATGACTATAAAAGGGCTATTGGCCGAGATCAAGGCCGATTTACATAAATACGATGATAGCGGGGCTATAGATACCTCATCTGTTTATAGGTGGGCTGAGATCGCCTTAAAAAGGTTTGGGGGTGTTATAGCCGTCATGTCAGAGGCGGTTGTCAAGACCAGTAATAAACAAGCGGTATTGCCTTCCGATTTTTTCGACATGCTTGACGCCTATAGGTGTGAGCCTCTTGTCTGTGAGATTCCGGGCGGCGACAAGGCCAAGGCTGACCTCCAACACGAGATCGGCTGGGTCGAGCGCACCGAGCGTGGGTTCCGTTGGAACTCCTGCACCGAGTGCTGTAAGGAGGAGTTTGAGAAGACGATCACGGAGAGGATATATATCGGGTCTCACGAGGTTCGATTTCATTACCATCATCCCGTAAGGCTGTCTATAGGTCGAGGACTGAGGCGTGATTGCGCCGCCGACAAGTATCGGGATAAGTACGATTGGGATAATTATGATATAACTATATCTGGCAATACTATGTATACCGGGTTTGAAGGATTTATTTATATCATATATCGTGCTACGCCTAAGGATGATGACGGTCTCCCATATATACCTGAAACGGCGTTAGGATACCTTGAGGATTATGTTGAGACGTATATCAAGATGAAGATCTTCGAGAATGCCGCCGTGAATGGCTTGATACAAGGCGCTGGTGACGCTTATAAGCTATACGCCCAACAGGAGCCGGGTAAGTTCGCTAGGGCCATGAAAGAGCTTAAGATGTCGATGATTACCTTGAATGATTATCGGGAACTGGCTGAGGATAACAGGAGAAGGATGTTATCTTATGAGCGTATGTGGCCCAACGCTTTTGATAAGTATATTAAAATGGTTTAACAAAATACGATGATATGGCTGATTGGATACATTTAGATAAGACAAGTGGTACTGGCCCTGCTGAGGTTAAGGTTACAGCTGATATTAATGAGACCGGCGAGATACGTCAGGTAACATACAAGGTTATAAAAGAGGGAACCAAGGAAGAGAAGACGTTCGTGTGCAGGCAGGAGTCCGTCCCGGTGGTGATCATCCCGGAGTTCGATTACCTTGTTCTTAGGTATATCTGGGCTGACGAGGACGGCATTGACTTTGACACGGCTACCGGTTTCGATAACACCGGCCTCCCGGACGTTGACGGCAAGCTTGTTGGTTGGAGTAAACAGTACCAGACCACGCAGGAGCGGGTAGGTGATTATCTTATCCACGGTGGTGATAACATGGAATCAGGTAATGAGGCCGCCTTGATCCAGATGGGACCGTTGTTGGATGGCGATAATTACGATAAATTACCTCTTGAGATCAGATGCAGTATATACGGTAACTGGTATGGTGGTCGTGAGAAAGGTGATGTCACTATCAGGTTCACGGCATATAAGGGCGGTTCTATGGAGAAACGTGGATATGATTTTGTCAATATCGGAGGCGAGGAGGTTTATACCGGTGACGCTCCCACTAACGTATCCGCTCATGGTGAGGATAATTGGCAAAATATAAAGACCTTGTATTCTAAGGTAGGCACGATGATCTATAACAAGGAATCTCGTGACTGTATTGTAAGAATAGGTGGATAGATTTTTCTTCATAATATAAACACATCGGCTCTCTTGTTCGTGAGGATAGGAGAGTTTTTTTTATTTTTTTTAATCCTTCAATTATGACATATTTGATCTTTTATTGCGTGGGAATAATCTAGCTTTGCCGAAAACTAGTATTATGGTCACATTGAATGATGTAAATAACGAACTCCATGTCCGGTTATATATACTGGAGGTACTTAAGGATTATATAAGAGATGATGATTTCGATGGTCTTGTAGATAAGGCGTTGGATTTTGTCATGGAAGGCGTTTCTATGCCTAAGGCTCCGACCAAGGATACCACCATGAGTGACATATCAAAGAGCGTTTTGGCCTTGGTAGCGGGTGCTGGATTAGATGAGAGGTTAAGCAAAAGCTCTTTAGAGTTAGCTTATGACAGATGTAAGATGAGGTACGTATTCGATCCTCGAAATCGGGATATACACGGTGTAGTCGTAGGTTATTCCAATGACTTTAATAGTCTGGTAGCTGTGTGTGATGAGGGATCGAAGAAAGGAGTGGATAAAGGATCTACTGATTTTGTGGATGTCAATGAGAGATACGTGACTAACGGTTTCTTTTACATATCTGTAGAGGATGCCGATAAGCAATCGAACTACATGGGTAAAAATTTGTAATTGTTGTGTTTTTGTACTTTACACGAGCGTTTAAAAGTATTTAGTTCTCCTCCTGACTTGTGAAAGTCTGGAGGATTTTTTATTTTTGTACGATTTGAATGTTTTGCATAATACGTACTGTTTATTAGAATCCGCCACATAAGTGATTATCTGGTGGATTTATTATATTTGCGAAAAAGATAATGTCGTGCAAAATAACTCTAACATAGCGGTTCCCGACTCCGGGATGAACAGGGATAAGCATCCACAGGATCTATCCCCATCTGAATATAGTTTCGCCTTGAACGCTACCATAGAGGGTGACGATGGAAGCCAGCTTAAGATCCAGAACGAGCCTAGTACCCTTTTATGTAAGCGATTTGATGGCTATAAGGTTATTGGGTATAAGAATGACATAGCTGGTGATAACACTTATTTCTTTCTATCCAATCCGGATGATAATACGTCTAAGATCACGTTCATGCGGTCATTGGATTATATCAAGACCGTGGAGGATCAATTGGCTGGATCGGGAAAGGACATCCATCGTATCCTTGGCGAGAGGCTTGAGGAGTCGGATGGTCGTTTTGATGAGATATGTGATTTGATGGAGGTCTTGATAGAGGATTGGGTTGATGACCCTTGTCTTAATTTCTCCATTCATCATCCGATCTTCGATATAGAGATCAAGGACGAGAAATGCGGGAAGGTGATATACTGGACCGATGGATATAATCCCCAGCGATATGTTATGGTCGATAAGGCTCTTAATCCGGATGATGATGGTGACTTTTGGTATCATTATCATGGGTATAAGACATGTGGGGATGACAAACCAATAGAGAGGTGTAGGCTGGCCTGCGAGAAGCTGCTGGTGTTCCCGTTGCTGACGGCCCCGTGCGTGGAGCCTGAGGTCGTGGAGTTCGGGGGAAGCCTGCGTGCCGGGACCTACCAGTTCTGCGTGGCGTTGTGCGATGAGTTCGGGATTGAGAAGACCGGATATTGCTCATTGACCAACCCAATCATGTTATTCGATCGTCAAGATATGGTTATCCGCGATGGTTTATGGGGTAAGTCAACCAACATGGGTATCCGCCTTACCGTGTCTAATATAGATAAGCAGGTATCTCATTATAAGATAGGCGTTATACAGAACACGGTTGGGTTTAATGGTGAGCAAAGCCCGGTTCTTGAGTATTTCATAGAAGGTATACATCCGATAACGGAAAGGACCATCTATTACCTTACGGATCAGTATAGCGAGCGTACGACCATGGAGAAGTTATCCAAGGAAATACCGGTATATAAGACAGCCAGAGGCATGACGTCTGTCGGGAATCGTCTTCTTCAATACGGCTTGACCGTGGAGAATGAATGGAATCTTCAACCGGTCGTTAATTTCTTGGGTCATTTCGTTAAATGGCAGACATCGATAGCCACGGAGAATCTATATAAAGACGGTGTGGCTTGCTCTAAATACGCCTCTTTCATGCGTGACGAGGTATATCCGTTGGGTATAAGATTCTTTACCAATACGGGATACAGGACAGCTAGATTCCCGCTTATCCCTCGTCCGGCCACAAGGGAGGAGATGGAGGTTATCGTTGATGAGGACGGCAACTCTGAAGACCTATCGGCGGCTTCGGTATTGGAGAACAACCCGCAGTGCGCCGGGAACAGCCGCCGTTATCTTTGGCAGTTTAAGAATACGGCAAAGATCATAAACGACCCGTCTTGGGGATTTGATGATTTTGGGGGAGAATGCAAGAATCAGCTAGATGTTAAGCAACTCAGATATGTAGAGCAGGAATATGCCACGGTAGGAGAGACCCAATTCGTTATCAATACGATGGGGGAAGATGTTACGGTAGATGATGCTATTGATTATATCGCTGATAATATAGAGAACTTGTGTGATATCATAGAATCTAATGTAGGTATTACTGACGAGTTATGCGCTGCTATATCATTGCCAGAGGATCAAGACGGTATAAAGGCTCCCGATTTCCCTAGTGGATGTGATGATATCGAGAGGATAGAGACCAGGACTATATTGGATAAAAACTCTTTGGTGGATTCTAGGATTGATTTTACGTATAAGCTGGCTAGTGATTATACGGAGACCGAGCCTACCACCTTAATACAAAGTAACGCCGAGTCACAAAGGAAATTCTCTGTATTGTGTGATTTCGATAATTACTCCAGTGGAGGTAAGAATATCATAGATCTGGTTCAGGAATGGTTGGATGGTCAGGATGAGGATAAATTCCCGTCTGATATAGACTCCTCCGCCTTGGTCTTGTGTCAGGATATGTCTAATGTCCGGCAGTTATATGATGAGGGTATATGTACTAATGGGTGTTCGGTAGGTGATCCTCACGTGAATCCCACTATTAACGATGTTCAACTTCCTACATTCCAAGGGGGTAGGTCATTGGGTAAGTGCACATATTTGTATCAATATCCCGGATGGGAAGGAAAGAAGCATACGGAGACGATGCTTGATCAGTTAATGGATACGATGGAGGCTTATTTCCCCCAATATGAGAGTCAGTTTGGTATCGAGAACGCCATGTGTCTTTTTGGCGATGGTGATAATTCTAAGTTTAATACCGGTATAACTACTGACTGGGAAGGTCGTGTGTCTATGCAGAATGATATTGACGCCAAGGCCAATTGGTTCGGTAGAAGCAACTTGACTTATTTCAAGTTCTATCCACATGTATCCTCATACGCCAGATGGGTGGAGTTGGATTATGAGAAATACATAAGTGGTTTATCCGATCCTGATAACGGTATTATGTATATAGAGATGATGGGTAACTATAATTATCCGATCGGCGACTCATCATCATACAATAAGGTTCGTATAACGTTTTTCTCGGACAAGGAAGGTACCGTGGCTCCTAATCCTTTGGCTAATGATGCCAAGAAAGGTGTTATAGTGAATTACGTGGATCATAAGATATTTATGATGCCAAAGTACTTGTTCTGGAATGATGACAAGACTACTTTCCATAAGATATATGTTTGCATCGAGCCTGCGGTATGCGTGTTCTTCACCGGTTTCGCCATGAGGCAGGACATGAAGGAGCTTGCCGGATTCTATACGGCCGGCACCGCCATCTTCCCCGCCCCGTTCTGTTTTGGCATTCGGCCACTGGAGGTGAAATACGTGTTCTTCTTCACGAAAGAATTGAAATTAAGGAGATTTGTTACCTATGAGGCGAAATGTATCTCATGTGGAGATAAACCCGCTGATTGCGCTCCCAGACCATATCAGTACGGTGATTTCGGATATTGGGAGTCTGCCAATAAGTATCCGGCTAATTTTGAGTTGTATGATTCAAGCAAGATCGGGATATCATCGGGAGGATCAAAGAGGAAGGATATAATAGATTCTTTGACGAAATACTATGGGTCTCCTAAATCCGTTGGGGGTAAGTCTTATTTCACCGGTAATGGGGATAACGCTGAGTACCCCAATACGTCAACCACGTTTTGTCAGAGACCTATACGTCATTACAAGTTTCCGGATAACTCTGTCGCTCCTTTCATGGGTAATCCGTCTCAACTGACCGGTCAATATGGAGTTGACTCCTATATTTATCCTATGGGGGTGATGCTTGATGACGATATCGTTAATGAGTTTCTGGATATAGCGGTAGAGAACGGTCTTATAGATAAGGCTAGAAGAGATTCTATAATAGGATATGAGTTGTATAGGGGCGATAGGGCGTTGGATAAGAGCGTTATCGGGACCGGTCTGGCTTATGATATGTTTAAGTACGATGATCCCGACGGATCGGCTAACCTTTATCCTAATTACCCTTACAACGATTTGTCTGATGATATGTATATCTATAAGGATATTAATCGTGAGAAATTTATAACGCATCCGTTTAACAGGAAGGGTAATATCTGGTATTCATTCTTAAGTCCTGATATTGCCTTTAACAAGCCTGACGCTCCCACCGAGTGCCTTGTTGATGGTTATCAATTAGGTAAATCCTCAGGTATATTCAGGGAGGTGGAGGATCACCCTAAATGGACGATATTAGGGAGTAAGGCTTACAGTATGGCAACATCATTGGCTACGGTGGAGGCTATGGCTAATTTAATATCCGCTATAGCTGAGTATACATATCAGTCGGCTTCACAGCAATATGTCGGTGGAGGCGTGTTCTTTTTAGCCAACCCTGTCGGCATAGCGCTGACGGCTATCCGTCTGGCTACAGGTATCGCCAAGGCCACAGCCCAGTCCGTGGTGGATATAGGCAAGTATAGGTATCAGTGGTTAACGGCATTGATAGATAGGGGACCTAGACGGAACTATGCTTATTACTATACTTCTGTCGCTCATTATAATTTATTTTACCAAAAAATAGGGGAGTCAGAGTTACGTGGATTGTCAACGGCTAAATATATCAAGAGCGGGTTATATCCGGTAACAGATATCTCTTCGCAAGGGGAGACCGTAGACGGTAAGCCTATTATCATAAACAACCTCGATCGTGAGCATTCATTGTTCATGTCATTTGGTATGGATAAGTATATGCTTGAATATCCGGAGTTGGTTTCAAGTTACGATACCAGCCGTATTCAGGATGAGTGTAATATTCGTAACGATGAGGTGGCTGGTATGACGCCTCATTTTATGACACGTGAATCTTTCGTATCCTGCCCCTATATGAGGATAAAGAAATATTCTCCGGCTCAATACGGGCAGATAGAGGATATCAGGTGGGTATCGTTAGGCGGTTGCGGGTTGATGGATGAGGATAAGCGTAAACCTGTTTTTGGAGGTGATGTATTTATATCAAGGTTCTCGCTTAAGAGGAAGATGCCTATGTTTTACTTGACTCAGTTTGGTCAGGGAGACATGATACCATTCCCTTATTACGATTATCGAAACATCGGGTATCCCCGTTATTTCGTCAATTACGATACCGGGGAGGATTATCTTAATAAGACCGATACGGATACCGGATCGCTATACTCTTTCCCTAGCCGGAAGAGCGCTTATGAGATGGTTTGCAAGACCGGAGATATGTATCTTAGCGGTCGTTTCTTCCTATACTTCTATGGCATACCTCAGTTTCTTGTGGAGTCTGAGATCAATTGCAATTTCCGTATAGCCGGGCCTGAGCCTTACGAGGGGTTCTATCCGGAGGTAGGGGATTATATATCATGGACTCAGGAGCGTAATGTCCCTATATCAAGGGATAATGTGTTTAAGATAAGTCCTGTGTATAAGAATCGTTTTACGCTAGGCGGAAGGTCATTACCAGAGACGTATGATAGCAATTTTTGGGACTGCGCTTACCAAAGACCCAACGGCGTCATATGGAGCACCGCCGACGTGTCGGAGAACGGCATGACCGATCCTTGGCTGTCGTACAAGCCTATGGATTACCATGAGTTCAAGACCTCGTTCGGAAAGCTTATAAGCATGAAGGGAATAGAGTCGGATCAAATACTAGCTCGCTTCGAGAATCAGGTAGGACTATATAACGCTATAGACGTGCTGGCAGAAAGAATATACCCGGAGAATAGCGAGCTAGGGACAGGTGGGCTTTTCGCCTCTCGTGGCATTGAGTATAATAATACGACGTTAGGATATTCCGGGACCCAGAGTCGGGATATGATCAGTTGCGAGTTTGGGCATTTTTGGGTCGATTTAAGGCGTGGTCAGGTGTTTAAGGTAGATTCTAATGGTAGGAATCTTACGGAGGTCACACCGGGGCTTAGAAACTGGTTTAAGGAGCATCTTCAGATGAAGATCATCCGTAGCCGGATATATAACGCTGATACGGACGCTGAGTTGTCTTATTATGATATTGATAACAAGTTTTTTGGTATAGGGTTGTCCATGGGTTGGGATAATAGGTTTAAGAGGGTTCTGATAACCAAGAAAGATTATATACCGGTAGGGAATCCGAGCGAGTACCAATTCCGTGGCGGCCGGTTCTACAGGAACGGACAGGCGGTGGAGTTGCAGGACACCAGCCATTTCACGGACGTCTCGTTCACCGTTGGGTATAACTGCCTGAAGGGTGAGTGGAAATCATATTTATCCTACACCCCTGATTATTATATCGAGCACCAGCATTATTTCCAGTCCGGAAAGAACTACTCAAGTGAAAGTCAGGAGATAGGTTTATGGTCTCATGGTTTGACCAACCAATCGTATCAAGTATTTTATGGTAAGCTATATCCGTTTGTTATAGAGGTTCCGGTACGTGAGCAGTATGTGAATAAGATCCTCACCAACTACCAGTATCGGATGGATGCCAGAAGGTATCAGGATGAGGTTAATTACCAAATCCTTAGGACTACTGGATTCAATAAGGCATGGTTTTATAATGATACGAACAACAGCGGTGAACTTCGGATGGTTATCGCCGACAAGAACGATATGAGCCAGCGGTTAAGGTATCCTATAACCAATGATGATAGCCGTGAGATACTGGTGACGGAGGTTGATCAGAAGATAAATATAAATGACTATTTTAACGAGGTCAAAGACGATACGAACAATCTTCCGATATGGGTTAAGGATGTGAATGACATTGGCCGGGAGATCGACCCCAGGGCTGTCGATTATCATCGGAGGTGGCGTGATCGTCTTCGTGGCGATTGGTTCTTGGCTAGGTTCGTGAATGACATTGAGAGTCGGTTCAAGATGATAGTACGTTGGTTTAGCAACGATGAGAAAGTTTATTGAGGTGATTATATACCTTTAAATATTTGATGTTATGGCAGCAGGGAAAACTAGCAGTAAAAAGAAGGGCAAATGCCCGAAATCAGGATGTATCAAGAAAGTAGGGAGTGATTGGCGAGTGGTCAGTAACAAGACCGGTAAATTATGGCCGGCTAAGTACAAGTCTAAGGAGAAAGCTAAAGGAGCCTTGGCTGCTTATCACATGCATTAGCGTATAAACGGGTACATGATTTATTATGTACCCGTTTCGTGTTTTTAGGCTTGTGATATTATGGTTATCTTTGTGAAAAACGTAATATATGTCTAAGAAGAATAAACCGGAGGAAATCCCATCGTGGATAAGGGATTTATATAAGGAGGATCTTGATCGTGTCGTAAGAGGTGAGCGTCCCATGTATTTCAGGGGTATGGATGATAGTCCTTTAAGGAACGTATCCCCGGAGTTTGACATCCTTAGCGGAGGAGCCGCAGTTAAAGGTATGAATGGGATAAGAGGTGCGTTGTCCCCGTTGAATAATGGCATGGGTAATTATAATTTCAGTATCAGGGGTATAAATAAGAAGATAGGTGAGTTGGTTGATGAGGCGGGATTATATCTACCTGAGAAATTAAGACCTGTATATCGGACTGTGGTGGATGCTATGTCGAGTTCCAAGGATAAGGGGTTGGGTCATATCACGCAGCCGTTGGCCAACGCCCTGTACCCTGCGGACGAGCGGAGGAACCGGCGTCTGGAAGGGGAACATCCCGTTGGTTATGTGGATGCCATAGACGGCATATGGCCTAGGGATAAATATGGGCTATGGGGAGAGAAAATTGAGCGGAAAGCCGAAGGAGGTCCTACTGGTAATGATCCTATGTATGTAAGACAAGATGTATCTGATAGAGCTTCGTATTTAAAAGACATCATAGGTAACGCCGTAAGAAGGAGGTTGTATAAGAATGTAACGCCTGATGTGGTAGCCTCAAATGCCAGTCTTCCCGATAAGGTTAAGGAATTTATATACGGAAGAAATGGCAAAGCTAATGTTGATGAATACAGCGAACAGCTATGGGGTAGATTCTTATCCCAGCCTAATAGCCTTGATGGAAATAGCAAGGAGATAAGGATTCCTGATAATGTCATCACTGATATTGAGAAGATGTTCAATCGTGACACTAAGGATGAGATAAAGAGGCTAGATAAAAAGATTCGTGATACGGAGCAAGAAATATATGGCTCTGATAAGCCGGCTACAGATGATGCTTATGGTAGGCTGAAGCTTTTGAAAAAGTCTAGAGAATGGGTAGATATCTTTGAGAAGAATCGTAATTCTGTAAGATCCGGAAAGCCTACGGTTTTTTCTGAGTACGATTTTTATCCCGAAGCTGCTGGTGAGCTTACCCCGTTATCAGGGTTTGGTAATTTTACAATTTATAGACGTCCGGATGGAAGGTTAGGCGTTTACGATGTATATGATTTTTATAGTAATGATCAAGAGTTCCCGATTAATATAGCTACCAAGGTATTAGATGCTATAGGTGATAAGTTTGAGGAGAGAGGGTCGTTTGAGGATCATAATCCTCTTCTGGAAAGCGGGAAGGATGCTCTTATCCGTAACGCTATTATGTCTAAGAATAAGTTGGAGGATAAGGAGGATGGAGGTCCGGTAAATACAGAACGAGATTATGGTGCTGGTAAATACGTTATTGATCCTAGTAGATCAGAGGATAGTAAGATGGTTGTGTATGATGAGATATGGGACTATCTGACAGAAAAGAAAGGGATACCACAAACTCAAGCTATCGGCATCCTATCGAACATCGCCGCCGAGTCCGGAGGGGACACCGAAGTCCTAGGAGCCGCCGGTGATTTTGGCATCCAACAATGGCTTGGACCGAGGAAGAAGGAGCTACAGCGCAGGTATGGGAAGAAACCGACATTGACACAGCAGTTGGATTATCTCGTGGATGAGTATCAAGGCAAGGTCCCGGGGTTAGGTTGGAATTACATCAATCAAGGAAAGTTCTTTGATAAAGACGCTCAAGGCAATGTATATAATTATTATATGTACTCAAAGGCTGATTTTGATAACGCCACGAATTATAAGGATGCTACTGTAGCATGGAATCAAGGATACGGAAGACCTCTTGGATCGACATTAAGAAACGAGAAGCGGCTTGAGTTCGCCGATATGTTCTCTGATAGGTATGGTGTTCCGGAGAACGAGCCAATGAGATACGAGTTCGGGCAGCGGGATTCTGGTACGGGAGACGGAGGTCAGCAGCCTATCCCTGAGACGGTAGCCCCCGCCGCTTCTTCTTTGGCTTCCCATCCTACCATGGATAGCTGGTGGGAGAAGGAAGGTCAAGACCTGTTATATAAGATGCTAGCTCAATCCGGCGCTAACAAGAAAGCTATAGAGGACATCGCTAATAATATTAAGAATGATCCTCAATCAGAGGCGCAGATAGCGGAGGCCGAGCGTATGCGTAAGGAACAGGCGAAAAGGCAGTTGGTGCTTAACATGATACCGGGGTTGATGCTGAATATAAAAGGAATGTCGTCAATAAAATCCGAAGGAGGTCCTATTGGGGATGATAAATGGTTTTATGATAAGGATCAACGAAAACGCATCGTGGACAAGCAAGAGGCGATAAGAGCATTAAGCAAGGAAAGGCATAAGATTCTAAATGCGTCAAGATCTGCTTTTCAACAGGGCCTTATAGATGAGGATCAGTTCAGGAGGATGAATAATCTTCCTATATTTAAATTGAGTGATAATATAAGAGGAGGCGGAAACAAGGATGTTGATCTTTTGAATAGTCTTTTTGATACAGCCATGTACGACACGTTTGGAGAATCTGTTAAAAAGGGGTCAGAAGAGGGTGAGATAAAAAGGAAGGAGAGGTTTTATCCCTATAAGCTTATGGCTGATACTTTACTTACAATAGGTGATATAGCCACAGCATCTCCTGGATTCTTGAGGTTAATAGAGAGATCAGGCGCTAGATTGTATCCGTTATTGAATAATATAGCCCATAGTAATTCTGTCCAAAAAATATCTGGTGTATCAGGAATAGGTGTTGATTCTTCTCAGATGGCACTAAGCCCGGATGATGATAATTTTTGGAATATACTAGGGGTGGCGGGTGCGGCCGCTGAATTGATAGGTGGTATGGATATATTAAGAAATACGAACGTGATGGGTAGGATCGGAAATAGATTGGATGATATTCTTGATATAGCTAATCCTGTCGTGACTTTAGGAGGGATAGCTAATGATGTGTTGGACTAATTCGCTATATTTGTCTGTTTTTAAAAATATTTTAGTATGAAAAGGTTATTGTTTTTGTTCGCTATGTTATTGACGCCATTCGCTTTGATGGCGCAAGAGGTAATCCCATCAGAAGGGCCTATTACTATTGATCTGACTACCTTTACCGGCATTATGGCTTTCGTCACGATGTCAGCCACTCAGCTAGCTAAGGTGGTGCCGTATATTGACACCCATAAGTGGGCTAAGATCCTGTCGGCTGTAGTTATCGGCATGTTGGTATGTATCTTGGCTTGGTTTCTTCAGGTATCCCCGTTGTTAGTAGGGAGTGAATGGTGGGAAGCTCTGTTGTATGGGGTGGCTGTCGGGCTTAGCGCTGCTGGCTTCTATGACTTGGTGAAAACGATAGGTTCGTTATTTGTAAAAAGGATTTAAAAGAAATAGGTTGATATAATGCGATAGCTATATGGTTTATTGTAGGTAATATAATCAGCTATCGCATTTTATTTTTTATTGTTTGTATTTTTTAAATCCGTATTTTTTAGCTATACTATTTATTATACCTTCATCTATATTAAACCATTCTCTATCTTCTTTAAATCCTAATAAAAGTTTATGCATATACGACTCGATGTCGTCATCTATTGTGTATATCAT